CAGGAGCTCGTAGGGCAGCTCGAGCGCGACGCCGATTTGCCGCAAAAGTGACTGCACGAATGGGTCGAACTTTTCGTTCGGCCGGCCCGGAATCGGAGACTGGATCGACTCCCCGGGAAGAAGATCGACCATGGCGCCGCCCTCCGGCAGCCCGATCTCCTTGGCGGTGTCCCCGACACCATCGGCGCTGTCCTCGGTCCCGACGATCGGCGACTTCACGTCGCTGTCCGCGTCGGACCGGGTGACGAACAGCGCCAGGAACGCGGCGATCACCGCGGCGCGAACCTCGGCGTCGGTGTAGTCGCCGAGTTGCTTGACCATGTCGATGACCGGGGCGAGGTACGGCACGCCCCGCGCCTGGTCTGGCCTCAGGCGCTGCAACAGATGGAGCACCTGGACCTCGCCGGCGGCGTCACGAACCGGCACCCTGACCCATGGTCCACGGCCAGCGCCGGAGAGGGCCCCTGGATGATGCGCCGACACATGGAAGGCGACCGGCACGCCGGTGTCGTCGTGCTCGACGCCGCCGGCCATTGTCTCGCTGTCGGCGGTGAAGCCCGGGTTGGACACCCGGTCCGCCTCGATGAGCTGGAGCTTGAGACCGTAGACGTCCCCCGGGTCGCTGCGATACCGGCGCACCACCAGGCAATCGCCCGATGACAGGGTGGCGCCGAGCGCCAGCGCCTGCAGCTCGTCGAACGACTGCACCCGTGTCCAGTCGACGGTCGCCGCCGCCAGCATGAATTCCCGAAGCGCCGCCCGGTTCCAGTCCCGCCCGTCCTCGCGGCTGAGGCCGAGAAACTCGTGATCACAAGCCGGGTACACCCGCACCCCGTCGCCGACGATCGCGGTGACCGAGGTCGCGACCGCTCCGGTCGCGATCGGCACGTTGCGCTCGAGGTCCCGGGACCGCGCCCTGAGGTCCGGCAGATCGGGCAGGATGGCCGCGTTCGCGCTCTCCGGCTGCGGCCGCCAGCCCCGCGTCGGACGGCGGTCACGCCGGCCGCCATGATATCCGCCCTGTCCGGTCGTCAGCGACCAGACCGCGCGCGATCTGAGCCGCTGCGTCGCCGTCGCCGGCGCCACCGAGGCAATGACACGGTCCAGCCAGGACGGCTCGATGACAGCCTTCGCCATCAGCTCACCACGAACCTTGTGCGCCCGCGCGCCTTCGGCGTCAGCCGGTCGACCTGCCGCTGCCAGTAGGTGATCATGTTCTCGATCCACGCCGCGTTCGCCCGCGTCAGTGTCCGGTCTCCGATGGTGTAGGACTGGTTGCCGGCGACCGCGATCGACGCCGCGAGCCAGGCGTCGAGTTGTGCCTGCGCCTGCGCCACGGTGATGCCCGCCATCGATCAGGACCTCCCTCTCAACACTCGGCGCACCCGGCGCCGTGCCGGCGCCGCCGGCAACGCGCCAGTGGCGGCTTGGCCCGAAACGTCGGGCCGGAACAGATCGACCTGGTCGGGTTCGGGCACGCCGCGCCGCGCCGCGAGCCGGCGCCAGCCGTCGGTATCGAGCGATCCGAGCTGGAGATGTTCGGCCATCGCCATGTTGTAGATACGGCAGTCGTGGAAATGGTTGGGGCCGATCGCCAGCCATCGCTTCACCTTGCGGCCGCTCACCTCGCGGTCGGCGAGATATTCCGCCGTGAGCTGGCGGAAAAACAACTCGTCATGCAGCCGGTCGGTGAAATGGCAGAACCCCGGAGGGTCCACCTCGGCACCATCCCGTTTTCCCTCCTTGCGCAGGTTGGCGTAGAGCGCCGACTTCAACGGCCACACGCCGATCTGCCACAACCGCGCCCCGCGCTTGAGCTTCCGGCCGCCATACGAGATGTCCTGCGCCCGGGGCTCCGAGGAGATCGGCGGCTTGTACCACCCGTCGACGCCCTTGATCGCCCGCGCCCTCGGCCTGCGCCGGCACCAGTCATAGACGACATGAGCGTGGAACCCGGCATCGACCGCGAACACGTCGGCCGGCCACATCTGGCCATAGGCATCGGCGTACCTGCGGTCATGAACCTCGTCGAGGGCCCGCCATACCGGCTCCGAGCGGGAGGCCGTTGAGCCCGGCAGGAAGCCCGCATCGATCGACCAGCTTTCGAGCGCCACTCCCCAGGCGACGATCTCGTAATAAATCCCGTCGGTCTGCACATCGGCGGCGCCGGTGATGACCACGGCCCCGGGCGGGATCGTCCGCGGCGCGTAATCGTCCCGACGCGCCATCAGCCGCTTGTGGTCCGGGGCCTCGCCGCGCTCTTCCCAGCTCTCGCCCAGCCACAGGTTGACGAACGACTTGAGCTTCAGCGGGTTGCCCTTGGCGTTTAAAAACGCCTTGGCGATCGAGTCCCATGTCGTCAGCAGCGAGATCAACGCGTCGACGTGGAAAGAGGGATGCCGGCCCGGCCCGAAAGCTTGGGCGACGAAACGGCCCCTGCCCACCATCGCCCGCTTTTCGTGGTGCTCGATGACGCAGCCATTGTGGCGGCAGATGTAGTACGCCTCGTACGGGAACTCGCGGTTGAACTTGAGTCCGAACCGGGTCTCTGCGGTTCCGAACACCAGTCTTTGAAACTCGCCGCAATGTGGACAGGGGACCTCGAAAAAGCGTTGGTCGCCGGCGTCGAATTGCGCGTCGATCCGCGAGCCGCCCTTGATCGTCGGCGTCGATCCCTCGAACACCTTCCAGTCACCCGTGGCGTGGAACGCGATCTGGCGCGCGTCGGCCATGCCGTAGGGATCGCCCTGGCCATCGAGATCATCCGGCCAGTCGTCGATCTCGTCGCGAAAGTGACGCCTGGTCGTCTTCGAGCGCAGATCGGCGGTCGAGTTGGCGCCCGTCAGCGTGCAGAGCCCACCAGGATAGACCTTGGACAGCAGCGTCGAGCCCCGCGCCGACCGCGAGGTCTGCTCGCGCACTCGTCGCTGGAGCTCGGGCGTGGCATCGATTGCCGGCGACAGCTTCTCCCTGTTGAAGTCCTGCGCCGAGTTGATCGTCGGAAAAATCACCATGTCGCGCGACGGTGCGGTCACGATGTTCTTGCCGAGCCAGGCCATCGCCGCCGTGGTGAAGCCCGTCTGCGCCGACTTGCGCACCGATACCACCGTCGTCGTCTCGTCGTCGATCGCATCGAGGATCGGTGCTAGATATGGCGCGTGCTGTGGATTCCATTTTTCCCCGACATACGGACCGTCCGGCACAATGAAATTTGCCGACGCCCAGACCACCGTCGAGACGATCCGGTCGGGAGCGAGTCCGGTGGCGAGCGCCTTCAGCACGGCGGCGATGCCTGTTTCAGCGGCGATCATCCATGATTTCCTGAAGTCTGCTCGTCATGGCATCGACGGCCGACTGCTCGATCTCGCGCACCCGCTTGCGCAGTAACTGGCGCACCGCGTCGGTGCCGCCCGATCGCGCGATCGAGGCGATTTCATCGGACTGTGCGACCAGCGCGTCGATCGACCGGCGAATGATCCGCCCGCACTCCACCATTCCCTCCTCGATGGCCTGGCGCGGCAACAGAGCCCCGAGCCGTTCCTCGAGGGCGAGCTTGGCCAGTTGGACGTTGAACAGCTCGCGTTCGGTTCTCGCCTGGCTGAAACTGTGCTGTTCGTGGTTACCTCCGGCATCCGGCCCGGCATTCGCGGCGGCGCCGTTCGCCATCCGCCGCGCCGGATCGCCGTTCGACCGCCGGGCGTGATCGGCCTCCGCGAAGTCGATCCGGCCATCGTCGCGGACGGGAATCCTGCCCAGCCCCTTGAGCTTGTGCACGGCCTGGCGTGTGATGCCGGCGTGGCGGGCGTATTCAGCCTGGGTTCCGATCATCGACACACCCCGTCAACCGTCGGCCGTCACCCCGTCAGCCACGTCAACCTCGTTCGAAAACCTGATCGCTATCGAATGCCGGCGCCGCGAACGACCCGTGGGCTTTCGCCTCGGCGGAAGGACCCAAACTATCTGGCGGTCGCCAGAGCGCGTTCGAGCGCGCGGCGCATCTGGATCGGGAATCGGGCCCGAGCGGTCTTGCGCGCCGTATCCATGAAGCCCAGGCGCGGGCGATATCTCGCTTTCGGCTCATACGCCACGACCAGGCTCACGGACCTGCCCCGTCGCTGCCAGATGCCCGCGATCCCACGGACCGTTCCGGAGAATGTATCCGGCCGGCCCAGCAGACGGCGAACCGCGCCCCTCGGGAGGTTGCCGTAGCGGTTGAGCCTGGCCGCGGCCGGCAGAACGAGCGCCCGACCCCTCGGTCGTCGCTCACCGCCGGTTTCCTGCACCGCGAGATACTGCGCCTGGATGCGCTTGACGAACACAGAGGCGATGAGCCGCGTCTTTCGCGCCGCGGTGATCCCGATCGCCCGCCGGGTGAATAACGTCGGCCGGTCAAAGCGGCGGTCGATCACCTTCTCGACGTTGCGCTGCACATCTTTCGCCGTCGCCGTCAGCGCGAGCGCCGTGGCAAAGGGAAGCTGCCGCCGCTGGATCGCGGTCAGTCGGCGCCTGAATTGCCTGATGGTCGTGCCGACCCGATAGACCATCCGGCCGCCCCTCCCGAAACGCCAGCGCCCGGCTCGGGTCTCCCCGTCCGGGCGCGGCAATCCATCACGGCCGAAAGCCCTATACCCAACTTAACCCTGATGTCAAGCCCGGCCGCCGCCGGCGTCGGCCTCGCACGCCACCTCGAGCACCAGATCGAGCGCCGGCCGGGCGCCCGGCGCCATCGCCCCGAGGATCCTGAGCCGCCGCCCGCCGACCTCCTCGGGCCTCAGGAACCTCAGGAAAACCGCGGTCCGGTCGAGCGCTTCCTTGAACCGCGCCCCGACCGACACCGCCGTCGTCTGGCTCGCCCCGCCCGAGCGGCGCATGTCCTCGTCGCGCTCCCAGTCGGCGGCGACCAGATAGAGCGGCTCGTCGTAGCCGCAGACCCGAATCACCAGCGCCGCGTCGTCGGCGCCGATTCGCCGGGCGAGATCGCCCAGCCGCCGGCCGGCCGCGAGCTGGCGATCGGTGAGCGCGTGCCCGCGCCCCGAGACATCGACCCTCTCGCGGGTCGGGTCGAGCGCCCGGACCGATCCGAGCCCGATCGCCTCGACCAGGCCGCGCACCTCGTCGGCCGCCAGCTTCTGGGCCAGGCTCAGCCGCCCGCGCGCCCACATGTGGGCGATCGGGTCGTGGCGCACGTTGACCAGGCGCCCGCCGGCCTCGGCGATCTCGCGCCGGCCGTCGTAGCCGACCCTGGCCGGCCCCGCTCCGGCCGCCCGGCGCCGGGCCCGCCGGGCGCGCTTGCGCGCCGCCACGGTCACCGCCCG